CACGTCTAAGCCTATTTGTTTGTCTTCGTCCATTTGCCCTCCCTAAGCACATAGTATCCTAGACTTTGATTAACTCTCTCTAAGTCTTGGATTAGTCTGTTTATCTTTTCATTGAATATAATATTATTTTTATTCAAATGACCTTCTTCTTTTATAGACCACGTTTTGTCTATTATTTTCTTCATCTTTGTACTCCTCGCACAATTCACATTCGTTAATATAAATCTTTGGCTCGTCGCCGTCGCAGGCATTCCCACAGTCGCATTTGACTGCAGGAGTATATATGCCATGCTTGTCTGCATACTCTTTTGTGGACAAAAATAATAAATAGTCGCTCATATGCAGACTCCTTGTTGCTTACAAAACTTTATGGCAGACAAAGGCGCCAACCAATGTACTACACTATAATCTCTATGTAATTTGCCTGCCATGTTTTAATATAATAATAATTTTTATAAAATGCAATTCTTATATCTAGCTATCTAGCTAAACCTTTATAATAAAATAAAAAAAAATTTTTATAGACGCAAAAAACGTGTAGTCGCTAGAAATTCTGGCAAGTACAGGTTCTTTACGTCTATAACCTAACCAAACGGCACGTACTCTAAATATTCGTCGCTAGAATATTGTTCCCTTATCCATTCTCGTCGTAATTCCATACTTTCATACTCGTGGTCATTATATCTGAGTGAAGTCTGAACGTGATAGTTTACGTACTGGTGTACTAGTCTACAAACGTGTTGTTGGACGTCTGCTTCTTCATAGGTGTATCTCCAATTTCGATTGCTTCTTGGTCGTCTACAACCAAGTTCGTCCCACTTGACAAGTCTGTTTCTAGTATCGTCTACAAGTGTAAACGTTTGTGTTTCTTTACAATATTCATACCACTGGTCTATTTTGCCATAACAACGTTTTAAGTGGTTGTGGTCGAAATACTCATCATTTCGTCTATCGTAGTATCTATTGTAATAGAAGTCTCTTGTAGACTTTGGTATGTCAAATAAGTCCATCATACTATCAAACGTCAAGCATTTGTCTTGTCGTCCATACCAAGGATTTAAGTAGTGGTATCCATAGACAATACCATACAGACTGACATCAGTACTAAGTCCATGATAGTCCCTAAGCTTACGATATAGTATATGAAGCTCAGGGTCTGACTTAATCTTGTGGTAGTCTGTAAGTGTTGTTTCGTGTCTAGTATACTTTGAAAGTATCTTTCTTTCTCTGTCTGAGAGCTTAATCTTGTCTTGCCTCATAAGAGTCTTATAGAAATTAGTCCCTGGTAATGGTCCATGCCAAGCATTAGCAATTTCATACGCAGTATCAAAGACTTGGGTCCAAAATACGACCCAATGTTTGATTTTGTCTGGGTTGAGTGTACCACTATGATATCTAATCTCAGACCCTTGCTGTGCATAAAAATGACTATGAAGGTTGAGTCCATGATATCTTTTGTCGTGGTATTTCTCAGGATAATAACTATTGCCGTCGTACCAAGCATTGATAAAATCATCTCTATCATAGACATCTCTAAGTTGTCTATAATCTTGTGAGATTGGTGCTGACCAACGACTATTACGTCTACTAGACGGAAGCCACGTATAAACGTGTGGCTCTATTAACTTAGTCAAAGTAGTCAAGACTGAGAAGTGTTTGAAGTCAAAGTCGCTTGTGTCTACATGTAAATGCAGACCACAATTACTGCTTATGTAAGCGTGATTGTCGTCTTTAAGTGATTTACAAATAGTACGTATATCTGCGTCTATGATATCTCCACGTCTAGGACCAGTTACGACTTCACATCCGATTGGATGATTGCCACTAGTAACAGACGAATCTCCAACGACGTTAAACCCAAAGTTACCTTGTTGATAGTAAGGTATCCTTCTAGATATTGCAGACAAAACGTGTCTAGACATACCTAGTCTACGTTGTAGATTGTAGTTAATTTCGTCGTAGTAGTCATCGTCATAGTCATAGTAGTCATTGTCTAAGTTTACTTCCAACTCTAAGCCGACATAACGTTTACTTTTAATTATGTCGTGAGAGTCTTTCATCCACTTTTTAGCTTTCTTATAATTTCTATCTTCTACAGACATCATATTAGGGTCTGTCTGTTTTATTAGACGTCCCTTATGCATACTATAACCTGAATTCGTCGGATTAAGAAAATCAGACCTTGTTCTTACGTAGCTATTGCTCATTACTTCCCACTCTACGTCAGACTCACGGTTTTCGTCGTCGCAAGATTCACACATATATGCTCCTCTTGAGTCGTTCCATACCATGTCGTCCCTATGTAGAGTTTCGTCGCAACCATCACAATAGTCGTAGTTGTCGTCAAAACAATCAGAACAAATATCAGACCCAGTGTCGCTAGTCTGTGCGTCTTGATTAGACGTCTCTTCGCCGCAGTCATTACAACTAAAATAGTGTTCGTCGTAGCATTCTTCACAATGGACTTCTGAGTCATTGTTATGTCTAGACTCGTCTTCATCGACGCTACACCCACAATTGACGCACTCTTCAATTACTTGATTTTCATTGTCAAGTGCGTCATTGACGTCTGGGTTATTGCTTCTGAAATCAGGAGGCATTGTCTGTACCTTCCGATTCGTCGATTATCAGTTCATCGTCCTCAGGACTAAACATATTCATTTGTCCAACATTAGCCATTACAGACTCAGGCAGTATTCTGCCGTCTATAGTAGCATACATCCAAACACCTTCTTCGGAGTCGAAAAACCATTGTTGCGCACTACCACCATAGATAGTCGCTAGGTTATCTTGTTCGTCTGCATACCAATCGTCATCTTTCCAACCATCAGGCAGGACTGCGTAGTCGTTAGCCATTTCCCATTCTGTATTACCATTAAAGGTATACGTAGAGTCGCCAACCAAGTTTGTAGTCTTTGTCTTACTGAAAGAATAAAGATTCTTATTGTAGTATGAATTGAGTCCATAACTATAGACTCTAGAATCGTATTTGAATTTAGTCTTTGTCGGATTACTACCTTCTTTGTCAAAGTTATTTATGTCGTAGCTATATAGATTATTTCTATTTAGTTTAACGACGTTAATGTCTTTTTCGTCTAGCTCTGTAAATAAAAACAGAGGTTGTTCGACGAAGTCTTGTTCTGACGCAAAAAACAGAGTCTGTAAATGTTTAACGTAAGCAACATATAAAGGTCTATTAGTTTCACGACATAAGTTCAAGACATTAGGATTATCTTTGACATATGCTAAGGCAAAGTCGCTGTCGAAATGTCTAATTGCAGATTGGAAATCGTCGTTTAAGTCTAATGCCTTAAATATTAATTGGCTATCGACTGGACAATTCTTATCTAACTTCTTTTCCATTTCGTCTATATTATATACGCAACCATTATGAGCGCCAACGACGTTGCCTACTCTAAATGGGTGTGCGTTATCCTTAGTAATACTACCAGCAGTCGCAAATCTAGTATGACCAATAATAATATTGACGTCATTACGTAGACCTTTGATTACTGAATTGTATTCTTTGGTATCGACAAACCTTGAACTTTCTAGTAGTGATTTATGTATCGTAGCTTGATTACCGACGCCTGCAATACCAGACGAATGAGCACCACGGACTTCTGAGTCCATAGCCATCATACGCATAATGCGTCTGACTTCATCCCAATCTTCTTTGGTATAAGGTCGTTGGCTCTTAGCCATTCCATATATTCCACACATAGTCTATTCTCCTATTCTTGTGTTAAAGTTCTCGGTATCGTCCGACCTGTCGTACCGACTAAAAATTCTTGCACAGACGCCTAGACTGAAAGGAGTTTTGACCTTTGTATAGTCGCCATATAAATAGTCTAGGCTGTTCTGTGTCTTTATCATAATATGGACTATTGTGTCCTATTGTCTTCATTGTAGTTTTTACCAAGTTCATATATAACTTCTGTAAGCATTTGTCTTACTTCTCTTGTATGTTTTTTATATATGCTATCTACGTCTAACAATGCTTCAACTACTCTTGCAAACTTAGACTCTAACGTATTGCGTCTACTAATAGATATGTTATGCTTATTGTACAACGTCTTTATAGAAGACTTTAATTCTAGTGTCTTAGTACGCAGTCTTTCGACTTCGCTATCTAGCTGGTCGATTTCGTTCTTGGTGTCTATACCAATCATAGTGTCTACCTTTCGTAGTTGCGACGCTAACATTACTTAGCGTCTGTGTTTCTATATCCTAGTCGTTCGTGCTTGTTAGCTAACCTAACGTGCTTACGACTAGCTTTGTCTAGTATGTCGCCATACCAATCAAGTCTTTTATTACGCTCTTTCGTCGTATCTTTAAACCAATCATCAAATTCTAGTCTGTTGATTGTAGTAGCAGTAGCAAATTTAGACTTTGCAATCTCTACTGAAAATCGGTGATTAAGTCTGTGCATTTTAAATGCGACGTTCTTAATAAACCAATGTACGTCTTTCATTGACGTCGCTTCGTGTACCATTTCGTCGTTTACAAAGTGATTGTATATGACTACGTTCCACGTCTTTTGTTCGTTGTCGTTTGGTACCACGTAAACACTAATGCTACGTGGTAATGTCTGTATTTCTATTGTTTCGTAAACCTTGTGCTTATGTCCACAACTACATTCACAAGTCTTTGATGTAGTTATAGTCTTACACATAACGTTTTACGTATTCAATTATAGTCTTTACATTATAAACTACGTATGTAAAAAACGCAGTCCCAGATACTAATAGACTAGGATGTGCTTCCCCACAAAGTCCTGTAATATGTCTAAAAGTATGAATTATAGACTCTAACATAATAACGTCCTCCTTTTATTGTTATATGGATATTATTTCGTGTTTTAATTTAATATTTATCAGGGAATAAACCTATATATATATTATTGAGAGAAACGCAAAAAAATCCTCTTATATCTAGCTATAAATTAGGATTTTATATAATTACTAGACTTGATTTTTTTAGACTTTGCTGTTGATTCTGGAAAATTACATTTTAAAATGTAGTGTCTATATATGTGTATATGATTCTTACGTATTATTTGGACTATTACGTATTTATGTCTATATTCTTTTATAATGTTAATATTCACTAATATAAAGGAGTTATTACAATGAGTGAAAAAAATAAGAATAATGAGGTTAAAGCCCCTGAGATAGCGAAAGTATCAAGGGAATATTTTGACTCTCAAATGACTAAATTTGATGAGCAAGGCGAAAAATTTAACCTTAAAGCCGAGGTCGTGCAAAGTATGAAGGATGATTTTGCAGATACTCACGCAATTAAAGGTACTAAATTAGACGCACACTTAGTTAGACTTGGTAATGTTGATAAGAAGTACAAAAAGCTAATCAATCAAATGCAAGATGATGTATTAGATGTCAATTTGTTATTTGTTGTAGATGGTGTAAGACTATCTCGTAAAAAAAGAAATTCAACCATAGAAACAGAAGGATTACCCCAATTAAAGCTAGTATGTGAAATTGTAGACCCTGACAAAGTTTCTACCCCTGAATCATAATATATACCCTATTATAAATCCTACCTCACAAGACGCCGATTCAATTTATTTTGGTCGGCGTTTTTCTTAGTGCGATATAAAGCAAATAATAAAAAAAAAGATTCAGCTATTGTTTTTTTTGGAAGTATTTGAAAAGATGATTTTTCACGTAAAAAAATTATTTTACGCATAATATATATTATGTATAATTGAAGCTCTTCTGACCCCTTCTCCCCTTCTTCTCTTAGGTCTATCTGATTTTACAATTTTTGCAAAAAAGTTTTCTGATATCCAGCTATTAAAAACATTTTTTTGGGACATTAAAAAAACAAAGGTGCGCCATTTTTCGTCTATGCACACCCTTATTTTCTTTTGATATACCATTGGTCTCCTACTATAACCCATTCTTCACCTTCTTCTAAGATATCATCTGAGGTCTCTTCTGGCTCTTCGTATACTGGGTGGAAAGGGTCGTAGGTATAGTTTGGCCAAAGGTCGCCTTTGTAATACCCATAACCCTTACGTTTGCCGTAGGGCTTTCGTACCCAAAGGAAGTCCTGTTCGTTAAGGTACCTTTCGTGGCAACTCTTACACCACCTATCATGGGTCTTAAACCCTTCTTTACGATTGGTGCCTATCTCACACCTCGAAGAAGCGCATAGTAATTGCTTTGCTTCGGGAAAGTCATCATGAAATAAACATCTATGTTTAAATCGTTTACCCTTACATTCGCATTGGGGATTCTTACAGTTTTTAGCGTGTTGAATTAGTTCTGATTCTCTACGCTCACGTTCACGCTTTGATTTTATCTGATAAAACATCCAATCGGGCATTGATGTATTATTTTTCATATTTACGTTCCACCTTCTTTATAAGTTGTTGTATTCGTTCACTATGAGTATAATATATTTCAAATTGATTTGGTAAACAACGTTTATAAATATATTCCAACTCTCTTCTATTCAGGGCCTTAGCTCTGTAATTGTGTGTCTTTTTCATTGTTAATCCTTTTGTTTAAGTTATTATTATACTACAATATAACGATATTATTAATAGAGTCAAAGATTTTATATTTTAGTCGTAAAAAGCCCAAATTCAACGTATTTTGAGGCCTTAGTAGAATTTAGAATTTTCAACCTAATTATAGAATTTCTAATTAGAAAAAGACCCGACCCTATATGTGGAAAAAAAGAAGCGCACACAATAATGCGATATTTTTCAACCAAGTGCGGCGGTTTGGTGTTTTGTTGGTAATATTATTTTTTTTTGGGTTATAAAAATTTTTGGCGTATAAATTTTCGAACAGGGGTCTCTGAGCATTGAGTATTATTTAAAGATAAGATTTAATAAGAATATTTATTTAAGAGCACCGAGTATTAGAAGGTACAAAGAAATTTTTTTTCTTGTCAAGATATTTCTTACCTTTTGTTAAAGATTTATTTTTATTTATTGTATATTTTTTCTTGACTACTGTAATAAAACGCAAGTAATTTGCATACACAAAAGAAAAACGTACTGTATTTATAGTACACATTTACTAACTGGGAGAGTAATAATGATAAGAAAGATAAATATAGGTGGACATGAGTATGAAATACTTGTTACCGAGCTCAAACATGAGAATCCACGTAAAGAATTATACGGTAGACACGAAGTAAAAGAAAATATTATTTATATAAACGACGAAATAGCACCATCTAGAATGAAAGAAACACTCATACACGAGGTTTTACACGCCATTTTTTACAATACTGGCTTAGAACACGATGAAAGACAAATAGAAGCTATAAGTAATGGTTTATTTCAACTAGGAATAGGAGATTATCTATGGAAGAAATCAAAAAAGCAATCTTAAAATTCAAAACTCTAGGTAGAAGTGACATTGTACAGAAATTACAACAAGAACTAGATGAATTAGAAAAGATAAGTAAGAACCTAGACTGGAAAAGGTACGAAAAAGTGCTTAGAAACCAAGAAGATAGGCCAGATATGGAAGATTTTCCAGAAAAATGACAAATAACGACCAAATACTACAAATGATAAAAGATAGGCTTGATATCGGCGCCAAAAAATACGGCGAACAAGTGCCAATTGACGGAACCCGTGACAATCTAAAAGAGAGTATTGAGGAATTATTAGACCTGTGCGTTTATTTATCTGCTGTTGCATTAGAATTACACAAAAATTATACTAATAATGAAAGAGGCAAATAATGGCTAAGAACAAACTGTGGTCAGATGAAGAGATAGTAATACTACATCAGTATGAAAAGACAAATAAGTCTGCTTTTACTCTGTACCAAGAAGTAAGGCTAGCTGGATACAATAGAACGTATAAAGCAGTAACAAGAAAGATAGAATCATTAGGATTTAGAAAACCTAAGAGATACAAAACTGGACACGAGATTAGTATTGGATACCTAGATATTGAATCGACTGGGTTTAGTGCTAATATTGATGTTATGCTTTCTTGGTGTATAAAAGGAAGAGGTGTTAAGAAAGTTGCTGGAGCTTGTATAACAAGAGAAGAACTTATGTCAGATAAGTCAGATGCTCGTATTGTTGAGCTTTTAGTAGAGGAAATGAACAAGTACGATGTTATTATGACTTATTATGGTACTAGGTTTGATATTCCTTTTATTAGAACAAGAGCACTATATCACGGAACATACTTCCCTATGTACAAACAAAAGTCACATAAAGACCTATATTATGTAGTTAGGTCTAAATTAAAACTACATCGTTCGTCTTTGATGGCAGCAACAGAGTTTTTTGGTATTGATGGTAAAACAAGAATAAAACCAGAATACTGGCAAAAAGCAAGATGGGGCGATAAAAAGTCTTTAAAATATGTATATGACCATAATGTTGCAGATGTAGAGATATTAGAGTTGTTACATAGAAAATTAGAAGAACACGCACCTCCAATGGTGAGACCACTGTAATAGGAGACAATATGGGAAAAAAAGAAGAAAAACTAACTATAATGGACAGTGGCAAGAAAATAGAGTTCTTGTATTCTGAATTAACACAAGAAGCACAAGCTCAGTACAATAGAGCTAATGAACTTGCTGGTCAGTTGTTAAAATTAGACCAACAGACAAATGAACTACGTTTTCTTGCTAATAACTATATTAGATTTGTAATTGACGAACTTGAAAAAGACGTTGACGAAAAAGAAGAAAAATAGTTAAATTATGTTAGAAAGAGTTGTAAAGGGTGTGACACACCACCTTTTTGAAAGTGAATCAGAGTTTAGAGAGTATCATAATAATATTTCTTTAGTAACTGATTGGAGGCATTCAAATAAGGGAGATTGGGTTTTAACAGACGACGGCAACGTTTGTCAGGTTTTACATTTAGGTATTTTAAAAAAATCTAAAAAAGAAACCACATTTATAAGAACTATTGTAGGTTCTTTTATATGCTCCGACAAAGTTAGTATGGAAGGCCCCATGAGAACAAATATGCACACCTTTTCAACTGAAGGTAAATCTCCTTCTGTAAGAAAGAAAGAACGTAAACATGTGACTGAAAAAGAATTTTTATTCAGTAAGTATGTAGCAAAAGGAGATGATGTGGTTGAAGCGTATATGAAAGCGTTTCCAAGTAAAAAGGAAGACTATGCAAAATCACAAGCAAAATTATTATTAAAAACAGATAGGGTGAAAACATTGATTAGAGAAGAAATAGATAAATATTTAAACGAAGCAGAAATTACTCCACTATATTTATTAGAAGGAATGCGTGATATAATAGATAAAAGTGGAACATCGGATAGAGATAAGCTTACAGCTATCACAACATTAATGAAACTTTCTGGAATGATGGACACAGATAAACAAACAGAGTCTGTAACACTATTCCAAGGATTTACAAAGGAGCAACTAAATGCAATTCAGGGGAAAGAAGTCAAAAAACTGGAAGAAGTTAAAGTCACACGCGAGAAGTAAGCGATGTCATATATGTTCCTATCCTTTAAGAAAAACTGCTGTTTACATATGGGATATAAAAACAAAAGACACAAATAGAATAAAGTGTATAAATTGTTTAACAATGTATGATACTGAGTTTGAAATTACAGACTTAGGAATAGTAAGAGAATTAGGTAGCGCATGAGATTAGCTGTATACGGAACATTAAGAAGAGATTATCCAGATAAAGGAAGAATAGAAGGATTTAGTCTTGTTTTTCCTGGAACACAATCTTTTCCTGCTGTAATAAAAAACGAAAAAGGAAAAGGTGCTGTTGTTGAATTAGTAGATGTTACTACTGAAGACCTTAATATTTATGATGAATATGAAAATGTTGAAGGAGGACTTTATATAAGAACAACAGTCAGTGTGCTTTTAGATAATGGAAAAAAAGAAAAAGCTTGGATATATGTAGCTGGTCCTAAAATATGGGAAAAATCTAAAACATTTACTGAAGTACCAGAAGGTGATTGGCATTCGATGAAAACATTAGTTATGCTAGATAGGGTATATGAAAAAAAATTCGAAGAAACCACAACAATTTAATATTATACCGCCTGATTTAAGTCAGAAAGAAAAAGCATTAGAACTTGCAAAAAAAGATATTATAACTTTTGGTCAAATGTTTTTGCCTGAAGATTTTATGAAATCTACACCTGCTCCATATCAATATGAGCTGAGTAATCTTTTATTAGGTAAAGAAAAAAGAGTTTGTATTATATTGCCTAGAGGACACGCGAAATCAACATTAGCTAAAACTGCTTTGTTATATCAATTATATTTTTCTCCACCAGAAAAGAAACAATTTATTGCCTGGGTTTCAGAAGAACAATCACAAGCGATAGACCATATTAAATATATACAAAATCATATAGATATAAATCCAGCCTTACAATATTATTTTGGAGACTTAAAAGGTAGCAAGTGGACAGAAAAAGAGTTTACTACAGCTAGGGGTGACAGAGTAATAGCAAAGGGAACATCGCAAAGATTGCGTGGTCGTTCTCAACTAGGATTAAGATATACAAACATTATACTTGATGACTTTGAATCAGAATTAAATACAAAAACACCAGATAGAAGGAGAGAAATAAAAGAATGGGTAATGTCAACAGTAGAACCCGCTTTAGAAAACTCGAAAGAAAACGAAGGTTCAATATGGCTTATTGGTACAATAGTCCACTACGATTCGTTTCTCCAGGGAGTTTACGACGGCTGGCTAGATGCACAAAAAGAGAACAGAAAAGGGACATGGGAAGTTTTATATAAAAAAGCAATATTAGATGGACAACCTCTTTGGCCAAACTATTTTAGCAAAAAGAAACTAGACGATATAAAAAGAAGGTTTACCGATATGGGTTTAGTGCACAAGTTTGCGCAAGAATATTTAAATGAAGCTAGAGATGTAGACAATGCTAAGTTTTTATTAGATAGAATAAATTATTATAGAGGTCATTTAGAAAATAGAAATGGTTTTAATTATATGATGATTGATGAAGCAGTAATACCAGTTAATGTTTACATGGGAGTGGACTTAGCTTATGAAGCTAATGCGAAAAGTGATTATCAAGTAATTACAACTATCGGTATAGATAGTGATAGAAATATATATTTAATAGATTATTATAGAGAACATTCTCCTCTATATGATATGCCAAAACAAATTATTGACATAGCTAGGAAATATCATCCTGTAAGACGTGTAAATGTAGAAAAAGTAGGAGCTCAAGGATTAATTAAAGACCATGTTAATAAACTAGCAGGTTCTGATAGGAAACTAGCTCCTGGTTTATCACAAGGGGTAAGACCTCCTGGTGGTATCAAAAAAGAAGATAGATTAGAATCTTTATTGTGTCCTATAGTAAACGGAAGAAAGTTTTTTATTAAAAAAGAACATCAAGAAATAGTAGATGAAATGTTTGAGTTTCCAAAAGGTAGAAACGACGACCTTCTTGATGGACTATGGTATGCTGTTACTACAGCAAAGCCTCCACGAAGCAACGCTACAGACAGAAGTAAGTTTGAAGAAAGAATGTCTAATAAAGACAAAAATGTTGCGTCTAGAGCAGTAAGTTGGATTACTGGACAAAAAATATAAAATAAGTCTTGACAACAACGTCGTAAAGTTACTATTTTTAACATAAAAATTAAATTGGGAGTATATGGCAAATTACGACGAGAAAAAAAGTAAACCTCAAATCACCAGAGAATTGTTCAGAAGATGGAGAGACGCTAGACAACAATGGGACACTGAGGCAAGAAATGCAGTAGATTTTACATTAGGAAATCATTATAGCAACGATGAATCAGATGCTTTACAAGCAGTAGGACAAGCAGACTTTGTAATAGATAGAGTCTATGCAGCTGTTGATAAGTTAAAATCTTTACTTACAGCTAGGCCTGCTAGATTTTCTGCAATAGCAAGAGAAGATTCAGACAACAAAATATCAAATATTTGGAAAGCTATATTAGAATATGTTTGGGACATATCTAATGGAGATAGCACTTTTAAACAAGTAGTGCATGATTATGCTGTTACTGGACTGGGATATATGTATGTATATGTTGACCCTGAAGCTGATTATGGTAGAGGCGAAGTAAAATATACACACGTAGACCCTTTTAGAGTTTATGTAGACCCAGCATCAAGAGATAGGTTTTTTAACGATGCATCAGGAATGATATTGTCTACTTTTTTAACCAGACAGCAAGTTTTGGATTTATATCCACAGCTAGAAGAAATGATTGATGACATTGAAGTTGGAGTTAATTCATTGTATGGAGAAGATTACCCTACATCTAGTTTAAAAAATAGTAATAGTGTTTTAACTCCTGCTGAAGCAAAAGATTTAGATTACAATGTAACTCAAAAATATCAAATATTAGATAGATTTTACAAAGTAAAAGTACCATACTACAGACTGTTTAATACTCTTTCAGGTGCAGAAAAAATAGTTGACCCTGAAGTATATTTACAAATTATACAAGAAGAAGAAACAGCAAATGCAATTGAAAAAGGTTCTATACAAATAGAAGAAATTATGCAAACAAGGATTGCTTTATGTAGTAGTATAGGAGATACTTTATTATATGAGCGTATACTAAATACTGATATATATCCAATTGTTCCTTTTGCGAACATTTGGACTAATACTCCCTATCCAAAGTCAGATGTGAACAAGGTTAAGGACTCTCAGAGACTTTTAAACAAGTTATTCTCTTTGACCTTGTCACACGCTCAGTCAGCCGCAGGTTTAAAACTTTTAATACCTGAAGGTAGTGTAGATAGTGTAAGTCAACTTGAAAAAGATTGGGCTAATCCAAATGCTGTAATTGAATACAATCCAGAGTTTGGTGAACCTCACTATCCACAACCAGCTCCTTTAACTAGCGAGTTTTATTATTTAATAGATAGGGTAGAAAAATATATAGATTTAAATTTTGGTATACCAGAACTTTTACAAGGTTTTAAAGATTCTGCACCAGAGTCTGTTAGAGGCACAATGCTTTTGTCAGAAATGGGAGAGTCTAGAGGTAAATCAAAATTAAGAGATATTGAAGCAAGTTTAGCTAAGGTTGGTCAAGTTGTATATAATTTATCAAAAGACCACTATAGATTTGCAAAAACATTTAGAATTGTACAGCCAAACAACGATATTACTGAATTTTCAGTTAATATGAGATTGTACGATGATAAGCAGAATGAAATAGCGACCATAACTAATGATATTCAAATTGGTCAACATGACATTCGAGTTATATCAGGTTCAACTTTACCAAGCAACAAGGTATCTGAATACAACATGTATCTAGAAGCTTATAAACTTGGACTGGTAGATGATGTCGAGGTTTTAAAGAAAACTGAAATCTTTGACAAAGAAGGTGTTCTTCAAAGAAAAGGACAGATGGCACAAATGCAACAGTATATCACATCGCTTGAAAATCAAGTAAAGAAGCTAAGTGGCGATTTACAAACATCTGAACGTGAGCAGGTATCTGCTAGAAAACGAACAGAAGTTGAAAAGTTCAAAACTGAGTTAGGAGAGATTAAATCTTCTACAAAAGCTAAAGAAAAAGAAAAGGTGATGCAATTAGGCATGATGGTTGACCAAATGGGACAATCTTTGGAGGAAGAATAATAAAAATACCTGGTTCAGAATCGTTAGATTAAATCAGGAAGGAGAATAAATATGGCAAAAGAAGAACAACAACAGGTACAAACGCAAGACCCAATAGTAGAATCTACGGTGGAACAAAAAGTTACATCAGAAGAACCTGCTGAACAATCAGGTGTAGAGACATCTGAAGAAGTTAATTGGGAAGGAGAAGCAAAAAAATTCCAATCTATGTACGATAAAAAGGTTGCTGAACACGAAAACTTAAAAAACGATAGTAACGATTTACTACAATTAAGACAAGTGTTATCAGAAAAACCAGAGTTAGTAGATGTAATTGAAAAAAGCCTTGCAGGAGAATCAGTTGAGGGCAATATGTCTGAAGAAAGTACAACTCCAGATAGCTTTGACCCTTGGGACGCCTACTACAAGCCTGACTCAGAATCTTACAAATTTAGAGTAAGTCAAGAGAAAAAGCTTGTACATGAAACAGTAGACAACGAACTAGCAAAATTACAAAATCAAATGGCTATGAATAACTTAAAAACAGAATTGGTAAGTAAACATAATTTACAAAGCGATGACGCAGAAAAGTTTTTACAGTTTGCAACAACACCAAAAGCAAATTTGCCTATCGAAACACTTATTAAAGTGTGGAAAGAAGGCGAAGGCAAGGGTGTTAAAACAAGTGAAAACATGGAAGCAGTTAAAAAAGCAAAATCAATTCCTAAACCAGCTGGTGTTTTACAAGGTGGAGAACAACCTCAACCTAGTGAAGACGACCAAGTGTGGAGTAGAGTTATGGCAGTCGGAAGACAAAGTAAGCTTGCTAAATAACTAGGAGAATAAAATGGCTTTTAATCAAGGAACACTAAAGTCATCAGTAATTACCGCACAAGCTCAAGATGCAGGTGTAGGACAAAGACCCGATGTTAGACGTTTATATGATTTCTCTGATAGAGTTGCAGAACTCATGCCAGAGGAGTCACCTTTTTTCGTCTATCTAAGTCAAGTCGCAAAACAAGCTACAGATGATTCTGTTTTTAGATATTTAGAAAACAGAACTGTAACTAACTACACTGCACGTAACTTTAGCTTAGCAGCAGACGTCAATGGCGGAAGTGCTGTAGCTGCAGGTACTTTATATGACTTTACAGTTGACGACGGAGCTGCAGGTGCTATCGGATTCCTTACAAAAGGAATGGTTATAGCAATTGCATCTGTTGATTCAACAGCTGGTTATGGACAAGTTTTAGTTAGAGTTGAGTCTGCACCAAACGTACAATCAGCAAACACTACCTTCTCAGGTAGAGTTGTTGATGTATCAAATTCAAACGTTTCTGGATATAATGTATTATCAAATAATGACGGATGTCAAATCGTTGGTACATCATTCGAAGAAGGAACAGGTTCACCTGATACTTTCTCAGATACAATTGAAGATGACTTTGGTTATACTCAAATCTTTAAAACAGCTTGTGAATTAACCAACACAGCAATAGCTACAAGATATCGTGGCTACGAGAACGAATTTGATAGAATTTGGGCTCAAAAATTACGTGAACACAAAGTAGACATCGAAAGAGCTATGCTTTTCGGTCAAAAAGCTCGTGTGAACGGTATACAATACACTGAAGGGTTAGTGGGACACATTGTTAAAAATGTAAACCCAGTAGTCAATAACTCAGCTTTCTCATATGATTCAGGTAACGCTTACTACAGAAGTGTAGCTCAAGCAGAACTTACATATGACAGATTGCTATCTGACTTAGAGGTTATCTTTGACCCAGCAAGAGGCGGAGCAAGTGAAAAACTTGTTATGGCTTCTTTACCAGTAATCTCATTCTTTAACAAACTAGGCGGAGATGCGTTCTTGTCACAATCACTTGCACATAATAACAATGCTGCATTAAGTGGTGGTGCTACAACAACAAATCAATCACCATACAGAATGAACATGGGAGCAGTAGCAGGACAGTTTGGTCACTCCTTAATGGAAATCAACACTATCCACGGTTCTCTATTCTTGGTGAAAGAACCTCTATTTAGAGGTATTGCTAGTGGATTCATGCTTATGGCTGATATGTCTAAATTGGCATACAGACCATTAGTCGGTAACGGTTTAAATCGTGACACTCAAATCATGACAAACGTACAAAGTGCGGATGAAGATTTAAGAAAAGACATGATTATGACTGAAGCTGGTCTTGAAATCACACTACCTGAATGTCACGCTCTATACAACGTGGAGGGATTATAAAATGGCTAAAGGTGCATTATTAGAAAAAAATAGTGGTGCTGG